AGTCGGATTAACAACCTCTATAATATAATTATTTCCTTGTTTATACACAGGAAGCGACCTAGCATAAGCCACTCCACTCCATCCTTGTCGTAAGAATCCTGTATCAACTGGTGTACGTTTTATAGCTTTGCCAATTAATCTTGCTGCTAATTCTTTTGCTGCATCCTTGCAAAACTTATCTAAATCAATCTTTGTAAGCTTCTCCATCTTTTTACAAACTCTTTTAAACTCTCTAAAATCAACACTGCCCCATCTAGCCATTATGCTTTATCCTTAAATAGCTCAAGTATTATTTCTTGATGATTTGGATATATAGCAGATTCTCCACTTCTTACATACTCTTTATCATTTATAATAAGTTTTGAACCTGCTTTAATTTCTATATCTGGAGATATAAAGAGTTTAATAGTTTGCTCTAGCTTAGCCACTTTTCCATCTGTAGCAGAAACTATATTCTTATATGAAAGCTTACAAGATTGATTTTCCAACACTACTATTTCTTTGTTATTAGTTCTCTTTGTTATAGGGTCTTTGATTGGCTGATACTCAACTATAGTACATTTATCTCTATATAACATTTCTATTGCTTTTCTAGTCTTATCCATCATTATTTCCACCTAATTTTTCTGTATCTATTTAATTGTGACTTATAATCTTTAAGTAAAGATTCTTTAAATTCACTAGCTGAACTTCTATAGGAGACTGATGTATCGCCCTCGCTTATAGAAGAAATAGAGCCTAGTGCAATATCTTCGCTTCCTAGACTCTCATTTTTATACATATCTATAGCCATTCTTAAAATAGTACTATTTAATTGTTCTGGTATAGTAGGTACATTACAATAGTTTTTGACCATTTCTTCTACATCTTCTAGTATAAACTCTAGTATTGTATCTTTTGAATCATCTTCTCTACTAAACCCTAAAAGCTTTTTTAGTCTTTTAACTTCCATATCAACACCTCTAATTTATTGTACCCATAAACACTTGGTCAGCATAAGGAAAACTAGGTAATGCTGTTGCAACTGCTTTTATCCACTTAGCAACTGGGTCAGCAGTAGAGTATTGTTCTACAATTATATTTCCAACTGAACTAATATCTATTGCTGGGTTTTTTCTAAGTTCTAATTCCTCTGCTGTTAGCCCAAAGAAAGTATCTCCCATCTTGCCGTCAGGCATAAGAATAAACTTATTTTCATCTAAGAATCTCTTTGTTGTGTACTTACCATCCTTGCCTTGTACTCTGTATCTTTCATCATAAGTAAAAATAGGAGGAAGAGATTGAGAAACTAAAAATGTATTTAATTCATTTAAAGTAAGTAGTTTATCACTATTTACACCAAATATAGCTTTTCTTAGTTTTTCATCTCTTAAGATTATATTTAAAATAGTTTTAGAAGTTAATGACCTTGTTGGAGTAAATCCAGTATCAACAACTATTTTATCAGTCATATTATAAATATCTCCTAATATATCTGGTGTTCCACTAGACCAAGTTTTTGTTTCTTTATGATTTGTTGGAGTTCCATATTTTAAAGAAGCTTTAACTCCATTTTCATTTATATTAAGTTCTCCAGTTGATAAAACTTCCATTCTCATTGCTTCTATTCTAGTATTTACACTTGATACAAGGTTATCAACATCATTAAATATTTGATTTATCATTTGAGTTTCTTCTTGTGAGTTTCTTGGCTCTTCAAGTACAATTATATCTTTTTCATCTAGTTTAATTTTTCTTTTCACAAGTGCAAGTTCAGCAATACTTAAATTAGCACCTTCTCTTGATGCAATCTCTGCTTCTGTATCAAAAGCATGAACACTTGCTGATACTGGAAGATTAGATGCACCTTTTATCATCTTTATTTCAAGTCCTTCTATCTTTTGAGTTGGAAATAATAAATCTCCCATTGTTTCTTTTAATTTTCTAGTCTTTGTATAGTTTATCAGCTCTTGAACTGACAATAATTCTTCTACTCTTGCCATATTTCATCCTCCTACATAAATTTAATATTTGGTAATTTTGTCTTTATAGTTTCTATAGCTTCTTTTACATACTCACCTTGCAATCTTTCAATTATTACATAGCCTTCCACCATTGATGCAACTGGTTGTGGTCCATAAGTAACATCTACAGTTGAAAAAACTATTCCTACAGGGTCTTCTGATAATGTGTATGTATAACTACCCGAAGAACCTCCTCTAGTTATCTTTACCACTTTGCCACTCTCACCTAATAAACTACCTGCTAACACATATTTCTTTCCATTTTCATCAGCCACTACATCTGTATCTAATGCTGTTTTTGAAAAGTTAATATAGTGTTGAGAAGCTAAAAACTCTGGTGTGTTATTAAAATTTACCTCTTTAAAATACATACTTTATCCTCCTTTTTATTTTATACTCCATGCGTCAGCATATGGATTTTTAGAACCTTCCTCATTCTTTTCTTTAGCAATATTTTCAGCTCTACTTAATGTATTTTTATTGCCATTATCGGGGCTGTAATTTATCTTAGTCTCTCCTGTTTTTATTAAGAAAGATTTTTGAGTTAACCAAGTATCAGTCTGTTCCTTTAGTCCTGTAAAAGTACCATTTTCATATTTTATTTTTTCTAAATCAAGTTCTGCTTTTGCTGCTTTAGTGCTATGAACATTAAGTTTAATAAGTTCATTTTCTAATGCCATATCAAACTCTTTTTGTTCTTTTTCCTTTAATTTATTTTGATATTCTTCATCTTTTGCAGTTAATTTAGTCTCATAGCCTTTTTTAAGCTCTTCAATCTGCTCTTTTGTCATTCCATCCTTAAAACCTTCAATTGCTTCTTTTGATGCTTTTAATTCTTCTTTTACCTTTTCATACTCAATTTTATTAATATAATTTTCTAATTCTTTTAATGATTCAGCTTCTACTTTCTTTGCATCTTCTTCACTAAGCCCTAATACAATTAATTCACCTTTTTTCATTTTATTTAATTCTCCTTTCATTTCTTACAAAATAAAAAAGTCTCTTAAAGACTTTCATCTAATGATTTATTTAATTCTTCCATTACTCTCTTTAAAATTTCATCAGAAACTTTATCTATATTAGCTTTATTTTCTTTTTTTAATTTATTACAAAGAATACCTACATTAACATTAGCAATACAATTAATAACGATTTGTACTACACAAACTACAACTATAACTTGAGTTAATATACACATTAAAATCACCTACCTTGTTTAAATTTTTACATAATAAAAGCACCTACTAATTTATTATTTAGCAAGTGCTTTTATATTACTTTTTTACCTTTTTCATAAGCCTCTTTAGCTTCTTTTAATGACATTTTATTTGGTCCTTTGTAATTAGTTTCTTTTGGTCCACTGTTTTGCCAATTACAATTATCACAAATATCAAATACATCTACATCTTTACCACATACTGGACAATTCATGTCTAAACCTCCTTATATTCTTTTATTTGTTCTAGCCAGTAATTATAACCTTCTTTTGGTTTAAATAAGGTTGATATTTTACCATCAGCTCTTCCAACAGCAAAATCATTAGTACTCTTTCTATATTTAAATAAAAAGTTATCTTTACTTAAAAATCCTTCTACATCATTACTTAATTGCTCTGATAACAAATTTCTTGCAGTAGATAAATATTCTTCAGCAGTTATATTTCCATATTCATTTAAGTGTTTTTCTACATGCTTTTTAAATTTCTTTTCAGTTGGGAAATCTGCTTTTAACCAACTCTTATTACTTAGTATATCATCTTTTTTATCAGTTATAAATGTCTTTTCATACCATTCTTTATATTTCATACCAGATGGCAAATAATATGTTTTCCCATTGTCATCTCTTGCTGCTCTATAGCCTTCTTCATCCTCGAACCAAGGAGCTGTTGTTGTCCTACAACGACAATGAAATGGTGGAGCTGTTATTCCAACTTGATAATCTTTCATATCAAATATTTTTCCATCCAGCTCTCTACATATATTTGAAGTTCTTAAATCTAATGTAGCAATAATCTCATATTTCTCTACATCTAAATCACTAAAACAATCTTTTCTACTTGCTGATGCAAAGAAAGCTGATTCAGTCATTATTAAATTCTTAGCTTGTGATTTAGATACATTAAAGCTCTTAGCAAAGTCATTGACTAGATTTTTTGGATTCTCACCTCTAATAATTGATTGTGTCAATTTAGTGTGTAACTCATTAATTAAAGCAGGTCTATGTTTGCCCCAAATCCTTTCACTAAAATTTAATCCATCACTAGTCCATGGTTTAGAGATAACTTTATTTATTCTATTAGTATCAAGACTCATTAAACTCCAACCAACGTTTACTCCTTGTTGAACATTAAAAGCTGTATGATAGTATCCACTTGTATAAATATCTCTCATTAGTTTATCAACACTATCTAATTCATTTCCATATAAAACTTCTACTTGTTGCTGTATTTGTAACTTTAAAGCTTCAAGTCTTGTTATATGAACTCTTGCACTAGCATTTTCTAACTCTTTCATCCACTTTTGATTTATAGCATTTTCTTTACCATGTCTAATATATTCTTCGACACTCCATTTAAACTCTTCTAGTTCTCTTGTATTTAGTAGTTTCTTAGCTTCTAATAAAGATATTCCTTCATTTTTGGCAAATCTGTTGTACCATGCTAATATATCTTTTTCTATACTATTCATAGCTAGTTTATATTGCTTTTCTAATTCAAGA